CCTACCACAGAAATGATATATGATATAGTCTGTCCTATATAGAGATATATAGCTATTGTTTAAATGACAATAGATACAATATAATAAATAAATTATATTGTACACAAGTAAAATTTACAAAATATTGTAGCACACACATCTAATGTCAATAAATTTGATTATCATCACCCTATTAAACGTTCTTTTGTTTCAAGATTTAACAATGGTGTAATTTTACAAGCCGATTATTCAGCTTTAGAGCTCAGAGTTACTGGTTTGATGACAAAAGATAAAGATATGACTAATATTTTCTTACACGGGGGAGACCTACACAAGAATACAGCAAGCTTAGTGTATAATAAACCAGAGGAAGAGATAACTACTGATGAACGTACAAAAGCAAAAACAGTAAGTTTCTCATTATTGTATGGTGACGTTCCATTTTCTTTTGCTAGTAAAAATAATATGCCTGTAGAAGAGGCAGAAGAATTATTTGATAATTACTATAAAAATAAGCCAGCTGTAGGACAAGCGATTGAAGACACGCATGAGTTTGCACAAAAACATGGTTATGTAGAAACATTACATGGGTTTAGACGATTTTTAGGTAATGCTACAAGTAATGATAAACAAAAAAGAAATCAAGCTTTAAGACAATCATTTAATGCTAGAATACAAGGTTTAGGTTCATGGTTTACAAGTATGGCAATTACTTATATTGATGATTTTATTCAAACTAGAAATATGAAGTCTAAACTTATTGCCACAGTACATGATAGTATTGTAGTTGATACACACCCAGATGAAGTTAAAGTTATGGCTAAAGTTGTATTACATTGTATGCAAAACTTACCTTTTGATTTCTTATACATTGAGTATGAAGGAGAGAATATTAGGTATCCTATTGTAGCAGATATGGAAATAGGAACAAGCTATGGAGATTTAGTAGAATATGATGAAAATCATATGAATGAATTTAACTCTCCTATTGGTTATGTTAAATACATGTTAGCACTCCAAAAAATACAAGATTATTTTGAATCAGGTAAGATTACTGAAGAAGAAAAAGAAAGTAAAGAAAATTATATTAAAGGAAATAAAGAAGCATTTACTAAAATTTAATATTGACAAACTATATCTATTTATGATATAGTTATGTCAAAGGAGGAATTGATTTGGAAATTCATGTAGATAGTCTAGATTTTACAGAACTTACTATTGTTGATATGAATGGTGAAGCTAAAACATTCAATATTCATGATGAGCTAAAACTAAGTGAATATACTATACAACAAGAGATGTATACACAGTCTAGTAAGTATGCTTTTTGGAGCTCTTTACTTGAGAGAGTTAGAGCTTATGCAGAAGCAGAAAGTAGAAAGTTAGAGCAAATAGGAGCTTCTGTAAATAAACAAGTAAGACAAGGATATACACAGCAAAAAATTAAACCAACTAAAGATGTTATAGAATCAGATATTTTGCTTAATGAAAGTTATCAAAAGCAACAACAAATTGTAGAACAATGGAATTACAAAGTAAAACAATTACAGTATATTGTAAAAGCTTGGGAACAACGTTCTACAATGTTAGTACAGTTATCAGCAGAACTAAGACAAACAAATAAAAATGGTGGAATGACTAATCCATTTTCACATTAGAATACAAATTCTTATAAATTTAAACTTGACAAATGGAATAAACTATGTTACAATCATAACATAATAAAAATAAAGGAGAGAAATATAATAATGTCAGCATTTACAGAATTTATTAATCAACAAGCAAAAGAAACACAAAATAATAACAATAATGAGGTGGAATATTATACACCTAAAAATCCAGTTATTCGATTAGGTAAGCAAAAAGATGGTTCAACTAAAGATTCAATTTTAGTACGTATTTTACCACCTAAAAAAGAAGGTTCTTTAGAGTTTTATAAGAAATTTAGAAACACAGGTATTAACTTCAACAATAAAAACAATGAGCAAAAATTCGTAGGATTAACACTACCAGCTACTTCAGGAGAATCAGTCATTGACCCGTTTATTGAATCTTGGATAGCTAATAAGGTTCCTTTTAGTCGATTCCCTAATAGACCATCTAACAGATATTACATTGAAGTTATTGAGTATATTAATAATGGTGGTACTTTACAACCTGTAGTAGATAACTCAGGTAATCCTAAGATTTCACCTTTAGAAATTCCTATTACAGCATATAATGCTTTAGCTAGTCAATTAGGAGATGAAATGTTTAACCCTTCTCCTTCAGCTAAGTTTAGTTTTATTTCTGAAGATATTGCTTATCCTGTAATGTTTAAGAAAGCAAAAGAAAATGATAAAACAAATTGGTATGTTCAAGTATACTCTAATCCACAATATCAATTTGGTAATTTACCATCTAATTGGAGAGAGTTATCTTCAGATTTAGATAAATTAGCTCAACCTACAGAAGAGGTGAACCCTAATCTTGTTAACTTCTTAATTAATAAAGTAAATGGAACACCTTTAGAAACAGATAACTTTACTTTCAACAGAGATACAAATACATTAGGGGATGCACCTAGCCAACCACAACAACCTGTACAACAAACACAACAACCACAACCAACACAACAACAAGTAGAACAACAGTTACCAGGTAATTTAAGTAATCAACCACAACAAAACACACAACAAGTACCACAGAACGATTGGAATACTATTAATACTCAATCGCAACAGACTACTCAACAACCAACTCAACAGCAACAGTTTAATCAGGTACAACAAGCACCACAACAACCACAACAACCACAAGGAAATAATCCTTGGGAGAATTTTGATGAGAATACTATTAATGATTCTCAAGTACCTTTCGACACTGGAAGTCAGCAACAACCACCTCAACAACAAAACGTACAACAAAATCAACAACAATATCAAGAACCTCCTAAAATGGAACAGCCAAAAAATGTTGATGATGTTCTAAAAGGTTTAAACCTAGACATTTAATATTAGAGTGCTTAAGCACTCTTTTATTTGATTTTTATATTGAAAGGTGATAAGATAATGGCAAGAGCAAAAAAAGGTAAAGAAATAGATATGAAAGATTACAATACCATTGATTTAGGTAAAGAAATGGGTTTAACTCTATTATCAGATAGTAATAAAGCAGACATTACAAATATAATTCCTACTATGGTTCCTCAATATGATAGAATTCTAGGGGGAGGTATTCCTTTAGGAAGACTTACAGAAGTGTATGGGCTAACAGGCAGTGGTTGTCCTAAATAGCCACAGTGACTTGTAAAGAGTTATTACAAATCCATGTGAATTGCTGAGAAGCCTTAAAGACTTATTAACTACAACGTAACTGGAAACAGTAAGCGTGAATGTTTAAAAATAATAAGTATATGAGTTATATGGTATAACGAAAAAGTTTTGTTATATTATATAGTGTAGGTAATCGAGCATCCAAGCTTCTAAGTCGAAAGATAAGAAGAAGGTTCAACGACTATCGAAAGGGTATCTAGTATCGAGAGGTATTAGAGAGTAACCGAGTAGAGTAAAGGATATTAATCCTTGAAGTGCATGGGAATTGCCTACGAAATCTATTAGAAAATGGAGAGTAGTATAGTATGGTAAAACGAGTTTGGACTAATGAAGAGAAACAAGATATAGTAAAATCATTTCAAGAAGGTAAAACATTTAAGGAACTACAAGATAAGTATAACGCACATTATTTCACTATTAAAAAAGTTTTAGAAGAAGCTAACGTAAATACTAACAATAAGAGAAGATGGACGGAACAACAAAAGAAAGATATTGTTAGAATGTATATAGAAGAATCTAGAACTATTGATTATATCAAGAAAAAATATACAACTCATGCTAGAGAAATAAGTAAAATATTAAGAGATAATGGTATTGATACTTCCTATTACCGACCAAGAAAAATAAATAGAAATATAAATAGAGATTATTTTGAAACTATAGATACTGAAGAGAAAGCATATATTCTAGGTATCTTAATGGCAGACGGTTGTGTAAGAGAAAAAAGAAAAGACCAACTTTACTTATCTTTAGAATTGATAGATAGAGAAATAATTGAATTTATCAAGAAAGAATTAAAATTAGAAAATAAAATTAAAGTTACTAACAGAAAAAGAGACTATATAAAGAATGAGAAAACTACTTATACAATAACTGTAGCAGAACAAAAATTATGTAGTGACTTATCTAAGTATGGTATAGTTCCTAATAAAACAGTTGTAACAGAAAGACTAGTACAGAATATACCTTTTGATTTGAGAAAACATTATTTAAGAGGATTATTTGACGGAGATGGTTCTATAGGTTATTATAACAATAGATGGTTTATAACTTTAACCAATAATCATCCAGAATTTTTAAATGATGTAGGTAATTGGATTGAAGACCTACTAGGCATCAAATGTCCTAAAGTATCAGAAACTGATACTTCTAATAAAATAGTATATACTGGAAAATATGCTAAAGAACTAATAAAATTACTATATCAAGATAATAACATTAGTATTGAAAGAAAACAAAAACTTGCAGACCAGGCGGTTCAAGATATAGTCTAAGCCCACTATTAAGTTAGTGTTAAAGTACTAGGAAACTAGGGGTAGTAACTGAAATCCACGTTTGCAGTACACTTATCTAGAATAACTACACAACTAGGTGTTATTACTATTTGGATTGATATTGAAGGAACAGCAGATAACCAACGAATGAAGCAACTAGGGGTAGATGTATCTAAATTATTTACTATTCAAGCAGGAGAAGGTAGACTTAAAAATATTGTTGAATTATCAGTAGAAACTGTAGGAAAAGAATTAGAATATTGGATTGATACTTTTAACGAAAAAGCACCTGGTGTACCTATTTTATTTATTTGGGATTCTCTAGGAGCTACAAGAACAGCTAAAGAAATTGAAGGAGGAATTGATGAAAAACAAATGGGTTTAAAAGCCTCAGCTACACAAAAAGTAATCAATGCTATTACTCCTAAACTCAATGATACTAATACAGGGTTAGTTATCATCAACCAAGCTCGCGATGATATGAACGCAGGTATGTATGGTGACCCTATAAAATCAACAGGTGGAAGAGCTTTTGAGCATGGTGCTAGTTTACGTATTAAAGTAACCAAGGGTGCTGAATCAGGTCTTAAACAAACAGATGTAACAACAGGTAAGCCTACTTATAGAGGTCATGTAATGCGTATTGAAACTAAAAAATCTAAATTAGTTACACCAGGACAAAAAGCGGAAGCAGATTTATTATCAAGTTATGAAGTAGGCTCTAAAGATGATACGATGTTATTAGATGGTATTGACCCTTATCACACAGTTTATAAGGAAGCAGTAGAACGAGGTTTAATTTCTAAAGGAACATGGCGTAACTATGTAACTTTAAATGGTGAAGAAATTAAACACTATGATAAAGATTGGGTTCCTACACTTGTTAATAATCATGATTTGTATTTAGAATTATTTAGTAGAGTATACTTTGAAAACTTTCCTACTAAGTATCGACCTTTAGAAAATAAAATAGTGGATATTACTACTATTGAAGAATATCAAGCTCTTAAAGATTTTTATGAGATTAAAAGTACTGAAATTGAAAACAAAGGTACGGATGAAGAATGACAAATAGTTATAATTTAATAGACCAAAATATAGATAGAGTAAAACAATCTTTAAGTGAATCTAATTCAAAAGATACAACACCTAGAGAGTATATTAGTATTGCTAAAAAATTTCAAAAAGTAAAAGATAATAATGAATCAGTAATTGTGGAAGAGGGTACTTTTCCACATACTGATTCTAATGTAATGTATATTAATTATGTCTCAGATAGATGGGTAGGAGGCTATTCACTACTTAGATATGAAAATAGTACAGTTAAAGTACCTAGAACAATACATTATTCAGATATTTTTGTAAGGGATAAAAATCATAAAATAAAAATTATTTTTGAAGGAGCAAACCCTTATGAAGAAGAACAACGGTAATAGATATGTAATTGATTCTGATGGTATACCTATTGATTTTGAAAGAGATATAGATAAATTACTTAATAAATATAAAAATTTAAGATGGTCTCTATATCATAAATATGCAGGTATATTATCTAATGAAGCTGAAAGGGAAGATTTACGAGAGTATATAGACGAGCAGTTTATTAAACTTGTTAAAGAATATGATATACACAGTAAAGTTGATTTTCCTGGATATATTAAAGCAAAATTAACTCTAAGAGTACGTAATAGTTATATTAAAAAAAATAAAAAGTATAAAAGTACAGAGTTGATAGGTAAAAAAGAGTCTACAGTAGAATCTCTAACTGAAGCTTTAACTACAGGTATAGAAGAAAGTGAATTAATACGATATGTGTTTGATGATGTAGAATTTACAGAATTACAAAGTATTCTATTAAAAGAACTACTAATGAATGAAGATATGGAAGATGAAAAGTATATAGTTAACAGAGTATCTGAATACACTCAAATTAAACGTAAAGATGTAGCAAAAGAGCTGTCAGAACTAAAAGATTATGTAAAATTTAAAATTAATGCTTATCATGAGCATAATAGACACATAGATAGTAATACACACAGAGTATATACTGAAAATAATGTTTGGGAATAACAAAATATTTGCAAAAAAGCCTTACTACTGTTATATTAGGAATGAATTTAATAAAGCAGTAGTGAGGTTATTTTCATGATAAATAAATTTGACAAGGATAAATTTAATAATGCCTTAGATAGTGTTGAGGTTATTATTCCTAATTCAAAACAAGTAAGACGTAAATTTTCTGAATTTGTACCGTTGATAGTTTCAATTATAACTGTTATTAATTTAATATTATCAAGTATATTAGGTAAAGATTTTTTACCAATTTCAGACGACCAACTTTACTTAATTATATCTGGTATTGTTTCATTAGTAGCTATTGTATGGACTTCATGGAAAAATACAAGTTTCAGTAAAAAAGATAAACAAAGGGAAGAAATAGCAAATCAAGTTATTTCTAAACCTAGAGTTAAAGATATTATAAAAAATAGTTAGGAGATTTTAAATATGGCTAAAAAAAGTTTACAAGAAGTTTTAACGCAAGATACAGTAACATTGAAAGATAAATACTTACAAGTAAGAACTGAACAAGACGGGTATACACGTACACATAGAGGTATTTATTCTTACATTTGTAAAGAGCAAGATGGTGAATTATTCTTATTCCCTATTCAATTAGATGGTAGAGGTACTATTAATGTAATGAAAGATTCTCCAGTTGTATACACAGACGGAGATAATATTCATTTTGTAGTGAACACTTTATTTGACCCTTACCACCAATCATTTATCCGAACTGAAAACATTAAAGGTTTAGATAAAGGTAAACAATTAGTACAAGCGTTCTTAGCATTTATTGAAGATAGATTCCGTTTAGGAGTATATAACGTCTTTATTACTAATGAGAAAGAAGACGTACTTGAAGTTAAAGACGTAGAACAATCAGATGCTGATAAAACAGAAGATAAAAAAGGTCGTGCAAACGAAGATTTAATTTCAAGTTATCCAACAGGAAATGCTCGTGAAGACGTACGTCATAACGACCAAAGTGAAGGGCAAGGAGATACTTCAGAACCTTCTGAGTCACGTTCAGACGTAGATGTAGACGTATCTGTAGACCCTAAAGATACAACAGCAGATGTTAATGCAGAAGAAAAACCTCAATAATATACCGCTTTTTAGACTAGGATTAAATTCCTAGTCTTTTTTTATTGACAAATATATACATATATGTTATAGTATTAATTGTAATAAATATAGAGAGGTGTAAATGATGATAAAAGAAGAGAATATTATTCTACTTAGAAACCCAGACGACCATGTTAAAGTAAAAAGACTTATGGAAAATAAAGAAGAGTTTGTAGCTGTTAAGTTTGATACAGTCTCAGTAGCTACTGTTAATGTGCAAAGTCAAATGAACGCAATACAAAACTATCTAAATATTTATGGTTATAGAGTACTAGAATATGGTAAAGATAATTTAGGACTAGATAAAGAATCAAAAGGATATTTATATGCTAGAATGGAGTGGTAAGAGTGTATATTTTTATTAACCCTTTAATACTTGAGAAGGATATAGTAGATAAGTTTTTCAAAGAAAATATTCAAGGTATTAGTAAGATAAAGTATGAAACAGACATAAATCGTGTTTCTTTTGAAAGTGTAGAAGATGAAGATGTTATTTTTGTAGGTTATATTTATAAAAATATAGATACTCAATACTTAAAAGGTAGTATCTATTATGTAAGTAACATAGGATTATTCCCAGATAATTTTATTACTGTAACTAAAGAAGAACAGCACTTAAGTCTGTTAAAACAACTTATGATTTTATTAGATATAAAAGATGATAAGTGGTTAAGTATAGCTAGAGATTTTACTAACTATTTTAACTTTATTAACTTAGAAGAAATAAATTACACACAAGTAGAAAAAGAACTTAATATAGATGAAGTTTATATTTCAATGATGTTAGATAGGGTTGTTGATGGTGGTAATAATTTCTTTTTCTTAAACGAGAATGATGTTATCTATAAATATGTATTAGCTCATAGAATTTTAAGGAAAAGAAATACTGGTGTGGTTGTTATAACATCTCAAACACGGTCAACTAATGACTTAATAACATTTCATTGTAAAAATGTTGATAAAAATTACTTGACAGAAGTGTTTGATATACGTTATAATGATAAGACAAATGTGTTTAGTACATTTATACCTAGTTCAGTCAATCGACTAGCAAAAAATACAATGAAATTTATTAAAGAAGGGAATTAATTATGACAGAAAGTAGATTTAATACAGTAGAAGAGTTATATGCTATTGTTATCGGAGTTCTAGGAAAAGAAGAAGGTAAAATAGTTTTAACTAAATTTAATAAAATTATTAAAGAATTAGGATTAGATAAAGTAAATTCTTCAGAATTTGTTGATATTGTAGACACAGTTAGAGAGAATGAGTATTTAAACAGTCTTAAAAATTCAGCTTTATCTGGAGAACTTGGTTTAGGTGACTTAAGAAGTGTAGATGATAGAAAAGTATTTACAGGTAACGATTATTTTAAAACTGTTTCAACATATGTTACTGAGAATGAGCGTACACTATCACAACAAAGAGAATTTCGTAAGTATGCTAAACAAGGTGCACATATTAATATCTTAATGGAAGATTTAAAGAAATCTATAATTAGAGATTTACAACCTATGAATACATTATTAGAAAGTCAGTTTTATAATTATGTAAATACAGAAAAAGAAAAATCAATGGTAGTTTTACTGTCAGATTTTCATATTGGTGCTTTGACATCTGATTATACTAATGGTGGTTACGACTTTAATATACTAAAACGTAGACTTAACCAATTTTTAGAGACAGTTATTGAAGATATTGAAAGTAAAGATATTACAGATGTTACAGTATACTTTGTAGGTGATTTAGTAGAACATATATCTATGAGAGATGTTAACCAAGCATTTGAGACAGAATTTACTTTAGCTGAACAAATTTCTAAAGGAACTAGATTAATTATAGATATTTTAAATAATATTAGACAATATGTACCAGGTAAATTAACATTCGGTATTATTGGTGGTAATCATGACCGTATGCAAGGTAATAAAAATCAAAAAGTTTATAATGATAATGTAGCGTTTGTAGTACTAGATATGCTACTTATGTTAAAACAACAAGGCGTATTAAAAGATATTGAGCTTATTGATAATAGGGAAGATATTTATAATATTAGAGATACAATTTTAGGTAAAAAAATTGTAGTTAATCATGGTGATGGACTTAAAGGAAAAGGTAATCATATTCCTAAATTTATTACAGATTCACATATTGATTTGCTTATTACAGGACATGTACATCATCATAGAATAACACAAGAAGATTATAACAGATTTCATATTGTTGCCAGCTCTCCAATGGGCTATAATAACTATGCTAAAGAATTACACTTAAGTAAGACAAAACCTTCTCAACAAATATTAGTGTTAGAAGAGGGGACTAAGAATATAGACATTAAAACAGTGTTCTTAGATTAGGAGTGATTAATTTTGAATTATGTTTTATCTATACTAATATCTACTATGATATTAGTTACAATAAATACAGTCGCTACTTTATTTCAACAATGGTCGGTTGAAAAAGAAAGAGTAAAAGCTGGCTATCCAGCTTTTAATAACTTTGATTATTACTATCCGTTACTTAATTGGTTACTTGGTTTTATGTTTTTATTAGTAATTAGCTTTTTTTCTGATAATTTTATTCAACCTACTAATATTTGGTTCTTAATACTATATTGTGTTATATTTATAGTAGGATACCTTATTGTAGGATTAATTACTACCTTGATTATGTCTTTTATTCAAGCTAAGTTAATTAAGAAAAAGTAGAGGCATATTTGCTTCTACTTTAATTATATGGTATAATAAAAAGAAAAGAAGGAACTGATGAAGAATGGATTTTAATTTTAGTGCATTTGATAGTCCATCAATAAAAATGAGGGTAAGTATAGGAGCTTATTATTTTGATGGTAAACCTGTCTATATAGTAGAACATATAGAAGAAGATTTATCAGAATATGTTATTGTATATAATGTACATGATGTTAATAATATAGATAATCCAGTTAAAAAATATAGAATTGAAGAATATAGAAAAACAATACCTGGAGGAACAACAATTAGTAATATTATTAAAAGCAGATTACCTAAGAAAGTTACACCTAAGAAAGTAGAAGAAGAACCTATATTCATAGCTACTGTGATTCCGTTAGGCAGAGATACAGTAACAGGTGAGACTGGAAAAGGTTTCTTTGAAAGACAACCAGATAATAAAAAAATGACACAAAAAGATGGTATAGTTGTTGAGCATGGTAAGTATACAGGTGTTTTTATTGGTTTATCTAACATTAAATGGTTTAATTCATATACACCTTTAGAAAGTGTAATAGAATATTATAAAAAAACGAAAGAGGATAGATTAAATGTCTTCTGAAGTTAGATTTTATGAAAAAGATATAAAAGACCTAATAAAAACTAAACAGCACCTTTTTTATGATGATGATATTATAAGTGATGTTAAGGATATTGCTATATTCAATGAAAAAGTAATTTGTCAAGGTAAATGTAGAACTGATTGCCTAGTATTAGATAGAAACGGTACTGTAATGGGTATCGAGATAAAAACAGAGAGGGATTCTACACAACGACTTAATAAACAACTACACTATTATAGTCAAGTATGTAAATACGTATATGTTATGTGTCATGATAAGCATGTACTTAAAGTAGAACAAATATTAAAACGATATAAACATCACCATGTAGGTATTATAAGCTATATAAATGTTAAAGGTAAACCTATTGTAGGTAAATATAAAAAGGCAACTATATCACCTCATAGAAGTCCTTATCATACACTTAATATTCTATGGAAACATAACTTATTAATAATGTTAAAACAAATAAGAGACCCTTTTACTTTCCGTTCAGGGTATAACTATAATAAGAATGGTAGATACACAGGAGGAGCAGGTAACTTCTCTCAAACAACACAATCTAAAAGAATGAAAAAATTCTCAGTTATTAATCAAATAATAAAATACTTAGGAGAAGAAAATACCTATAAATTATTTACAAGGGTAGTTATTTATGGTTATAATGATAGATGGAAAGTTATTGAAGGAGACTTCTTTAATGTAGTAAAAAATGGAGTTGAATCTATACGTGAATAAAAGAAGAAAAGCAAAACTTATGCCAGTTAACTTTGCACCCACACCATCACCAGGGAATACAAAGTTTTACAATCATAGAGACCCTAACAAAGATAAATCAACAACTATGTACAAATTACTATTTACTAAACAGTTTAATAATATATCTTCAACTGATGTTAAATTACAAAAAAAATATGGTATTGATTTAATTAGTAAAGCTATTGGTGTGAATGAAAATATGTTAAGTTTAAAACAGAAATATAAAAACCAAGAAATAACACATACTGACAGGCTTTATTATGTTCATAAAGGCGGTTTACTAATAGGAAAACTAAGTATTAGAGAGCAGAGAACATTTAAAAGTACACATCTAATTTTTATATTTAAAATTAGAAAACAAACAAATAAAAGGAAGGGTTATTAATGTTAACAACCAACACATTTAAAAAGATTAAACCTGAGACATTATATAATAAAATGAAAAACGGAGAAATTGAACTACTAGGTATTACTTATCATGATAAAGATTACCCTATTGGTGTTATACCTGAGCCTTACATTGAAGACGTAACATTTGAAAAAGGTAATAGATTTGAATTTATCAATAGATTAATTGTTCATGATAACGATAAACCTAATATTATTAGATATAATAAAGCATTAGAATCTTCAGGATTAGGAAGTGTTAAAGTAGACCAAATAGACCAAGGTGTAAAAGACCCTGGACTTCTTACAGATATGATTTTAAAAGGAACTCAAGTAAGTCAAGTTAAAGCTATTGATGTGGAGAACTTATTTATTGAGCCTAAAATTTCAGAAGCTACAATTACACTTGCTAAAGATATTAAATTAAAATTATATAAAATTGAAGAAGAAATTATAGACTTTAAACACGAGGTTTACTTATTGACAACACTTAAAGAGTATGAAGGACAAACATTATTAGGTATGTTATCAAAGAAAGATAAATTAACAAAAGTAGATACAGAAAAACTACTTGATTTCTTATTAGAGAGAAGAATTATCAATAAAGAAATACCTTGTGTATTCTTTGATGATGGCTCTATTACTTATAATTTATATAATACCAATGAAACAGGAATATTTATTGTATCAGATAATACTAGTAGATATTCTATAGCTTGCGGTCAATCATTTTTATCATTTAAAACTAATGATATATCTTATTCTAAAGTTATTAAAGAAGATAACAGGTACACTTTTGAAATTACCTTAAAAAATAATAAAAAATTATCAATTTTTTTCTAAAAAACTGTTGACAATCCCCTCTCTTTGTATTATAGTATAACTATAGAAACAATAAATAAAAAAAGAGAAGGGATTTTGTTATTATGTTATTAGGAATTATTATTTTAGGAGTAATTTGGTTTTTAGGCATTAAAGGATTAAGAGTATTAGATTCATTAATGTTGAATGGTAAAGAAGCGTTTGAAGGAACCGAAGCATTGAGAACAGCTTCAGTAGATGCAGGAATAAGATTTATTAACTGGTTTATGATTTCAGGAATTGTATTTAGTATTCCATTCCTTAGAGTTATTGGATTTTTTGTATTTATTTACGCACTTTATAATTTAATTTTTGCTTTCCCTTTATTAGGGAATAGTCTTATTGTAGTTTTATTTGGTCTATTTGGAGATAATGTTTTAGCTAACTTACCTACATTCATGATTAACTACTATCAAAAGTATTCTAAAGTAGCTATGGATGATGTTTATGAATATCAAAATGGTGTAGCTGAAGAGCCAATCGTTTTCTTTACTAAAGAAGCTTATGAAGATGATTCATTTGTAGAGGAAATGAAAGCAGAAGCAGAGAGAATTTATGCAGAATAAGTGTATATTTAAATAGTTTCTTTTATTAAAAAGTAAAGTAAGTAGTAGTAAAAAATGCAGGTAAATAATATTCATAAAATGAATTTTTATGAAAAACAACTCTGTATTTCAATTAAATATAGCTAAATTAAAGTGTTTTACAAATAAAATTTACTACAAAATTGTATATATTTTTTATAAATACTTATAATGATATAAAATAATAACAGAAATTGTGATATATTATATAATGTGGACTGAAATAAGTTGATGTAAAGGGATTGTTTTATTAATTGTAACTACGTTTCATATATGTAACTAATTACATACTTTTACATTAGAAAGGAAATATTATATTATGGCTAGAAAGAAAAATTTAAAAAATAAAAAAGACACTATTAAAGTTGTTGAAAAAAAAGAGAGTATACTCTCTAAGCTATATCACAATAAATTATTAAGAACTAAAGTAGATAATGCTTTAGATGAAGATATGAGTTTCGATGATATTATAGATATATGTAAAGAGTATGACTTAGATATATCTAAACCGTCTTTATCAAGATATAAAAACAAAAGAAGAGAAGCTATTCAAAATGGTTGGGATTTAGGAGAGCTTATAGATAAGAGAAAGAAAACCTCTGTAGATGATATATCTGATAAAGAGGTGAGTTATAAAGGTCAAGAAATTGCACCTAGTTTTGAAGAAGCTAAAAGTTATACTGAGAAAATATATAATGACGCTCAGATATTAGATGAAATTATTTATAAAGGTAGAGAAGGTTTAAAATGGGTAGATACATTAGACCCAGCTTTAATGATAAGAGCAATAGAAACAAAGAATAAGATAACTAATGGGGAATTAAAAGGTTTAAGTTATATTGGGTTAAAAGAGCTTATGCTTAAACAAACAGCTAGAGAATCAGCTATGACAGAAGTATTATTAGAATTTATTCCTGAAGAGCAACACGAACAGGTACTACAAAGATTAGAAGAAAAGGAAAAAGAATTCTATCAAAGTCTAGATTTAAATGAAGAAGACAAAAGATTTAAAGAAGCTATGGAACAAGCTGGAATATCTATTTAATGTGTAAAGTGAGTGAGGTAAATTATGGAAGTCAATCCGATTAATATACAACCAGTAAAAGAAGCATTACCAATTGAAAGTTTAACAGATATTATTCATTACCTAGTAGATGGTAAAGTATTAAGACTAGAACAAGGAGACCAAGGAACAATCCTTGTAAGACTTAATCCTGGTAAACACCAGATGACAGAAATATCAAGAGATATTAGAAAAGAAACAACTTTTTATAATAGGTATTGGGTGCCTTATAATATTTCTATTAATGCTCTTATTACATTTAATGTTTACTTAGATGAAGAATTTAATGTAACAGACAATAAATTTAAAGTTAATGATATTGTAGAGTATGAACGATTTAATCTATTAAATGAAAATTCAAGTAAAGATGTTGCTAGGATTACAGAAGTACTAACTGATAACAACAGTTACTTTTATAAGCTAACAGGTGAATACGATAAGGTATTTAAAGAAAGTGAGTTAACTTTAGTAAAAGATATTGACAATAATAATTAAGTGTAGTATAATATAAGTATCAAAACAAAAGGAGTTTTTTATATGTTTATTTCATTAAATAAAGAGGAAGAGAAGATTTTAGGTACAGAAAATAAAAAAGAATTTACACCTTTAAAGAAAGATAAAAGATTCAATACAATTAAAGAGCAACAAATCGTTACTTTATATGAAGAGGGAGCACCCTTTAAAGAAATATCAAAAACAGTTAAAGTAAGTACAGGTATGATTTACTCAGTAATTAATAGTTATAAAGTAGAGAAAAGGAATAAGAAATCTAGAGTTTCTGAGAGAGTATCTCATGTATTAGACGATACAGAAAAAACAAAACAACTTATCAAAGATTATCAATTTATGAATGTAAAAGATATTTATAAGAAGTATAATATTCATAAAAATGGTTTGTACTATATTCTAGACTTGTATAATGTAGAGAGAAAAACAGGTTCTAAAGAAGAGGTACTTAATGATGAACAAGAGGATTCAGAAATTGTAGTAGAATTGTAGGTGTGTAACATATGAGTTTTTCAGATAAATTAAATGAGATGAGGAATAAAGAACATTATGGTTCTCCTAATAATGAAGAAAATACACAAGTAAATAATGTAGAATCAGGTTATACATTAGAAGAGCTTAAACATTCTTTATTAGATTTAGAAGGTTTAGAAAATATAGTAAGTAATTATAAAGTAATAGGTACTGAAGTTAATTATGATACACTCATGATTGCTACTGTAACTCCAGATTTAGAAGAGAAATTTGGAACACCAGCAGGTCATTATATTGGGTTATCAAAAGAAAGAATAACAGAAAATGAATACCTATATAATAAACATAAAAACAGTGCACCAATTAGTATTCTTGAAAGAGCTAGGGTAATAGAACCTTTATTTAGAATTAAGTCTGATGATTACACTTACGACCAGTATCAACTAGTGGAAGATATTAAAAATAATGTAAAAGTTGAAGATGTATCAGATGAAGTTATAGAGAAAGGTTATATATTAACTTCTAGTGAAGAAGTAACTCAATTAGAAATCGTAAGTAAAAAAGATATAGAACTTAAAATTGATGATTGCTTAGTTAGGTATAAAGATTTAGCTAATCCTGATAGCTATCTCAAGCATTATCTTAAATTAAAAGATATGTTAGATGATTCTGAGAGTATGGTTTATTGTCCTCTTGTAGATAGATGTGTATTTATTATGAATAGTATTTAAGTTTGTGCTTTCTCTTATATTACATAAGAGAAAGCTATTTTATTATAGAAGGGAATAAGTAGAAATGGATAGATTAAATAAAGGTTATATTGTAGCTATTATTATTTTAATTCTTTCTATGAGTATTTACATTACAACAGTAAATATCCAAGGAAAAGACACTGAACATTTTACAAAACAATCATCAGAAGTTAAAGGAGAGAAAGTAGAAAAAGTAGGTAATTTCACAAAAGACCATATAAGTGATAATAAAATTTATTTTACAGAAAACTTACCTACTTATATTCCTGGAAGAACAACAAATAATAGTGTAGATACAACTGTATTTAAAACTAGTAAGTTTAAAGAGGCTAAAAAATTTACACTCATTAGAGTATACTCAAAAGATGATGATGGTAACCGAGTACACATATATAGATTTGTACCTAAAGGAGAAAAAGTAAAATAGAGGAGGGATACCGTGAGTTTTTTGGTAGTAGTTGTATTCATAGCTATAGGAATCATCCTTTTTTTAAGCAGTCGATACTAAAAAGTATTGACTGTTTTTTGCTTTTATGTTACTATAATAAAAGAGGAGGCTTGTTATGAATTTTTTAGAAAAGATGCAACAAGAGAGTAAAGCTACAGATACTAAAAAGAGTTTTAAAAATAAAAAAGTAGAACCTTATAGGTCTAACCTGACAAGAGAACAGAAACTACAACGATTAAAGCATATTAGAGAAAAATCAGGGTATATTGATTTAGGTAGGAGGTACACAGATGAGTAAGATAGTATTTGAAGACTATTACAGAGAGTTTAGATTAAAAGTAGAAAAAGCAGGAGAGCAAATAATAGCTACAGTAGATTGTGATTTAGAATATGCTCCTGTTATTTATGATGATGGCTTAGATAAAGTAAACTTAGTAGCAGATATAAAAAGAGATACAAAAAAACCTTTATCAGAAAATGAATTATTAGAGTACGCTACAACAATAGCTAAAGCACATAGAGCCATAGAATATTTTCATAAAGTATTATATTTGAAAGGATATAGAAGATGATTATAGTAGCATTTCCATATAAAAAACAAGAAGAACCGTATTTAAATGATTCCATGAAAAAATACTTTAAAGGTATTGACAAGAAAAATAAATTATGTTATGGTAGTATTACAAACTTCAATAAAAAACATGTTAATAAACAAAAAAATAAAGATATTGTTTTTGTTTTTGAAGCACCTATGACAACAGAAATATTTAAAAAGTTAAAGAAGTTTAATATTGAAGCAGTTATTAGGTTACAAGATGATGGTTTCTTTGATGTTATTTTTAATAAGAAAGGTAGATATATTATTAAATCATTTAATGAACCTGATATAGATAATTTAATAAAGAAAAAGGTGGAAAAATAATGTTGTATCAAGATTTAATTGAAGATAAGTTAAGCCAGTATGGATATAATTATGAAGTACGTAAAGGAAGTATCATTATTCATTTACAAGATGAGGACTTAATTATTAGAGAAAGTAGAAAACTAGACAATCATGTCACATTATCTAATGGTAATGACTTAAATGCTAACTTTAATAAGGAAGGTCTAAAAGGTTCTGATTTAACGTTAGTAATTCAGTATCACGAAAAACAAAAGAGAGAAATAGAAACATATGCTGACATCATTAAAAGACCAACCGAACTCGTTATCAACTTGAAGAGTGGTAAAGTTATTAAAGTAAATAAAAATGATGTTTATAGTTTAGAAAATGAGATTAATAAATTCAAACATGCATTTAAAAGTGATAGAAATAATACATTTTTAATCGAGTTTAAAGAACATGACTCAACTGTAGATTTAGAATTCTTATTATCTCAAGTAGAAGGCTATTCAATTCATTACAAAGAAGGAGTGAATTAATATATGAATAATGAAAAATTATCAGTATTAAAAGAATCAGAATTAAGTATTTTAAATAGTATTGTTAAATTGTTAGAATCTTTTGATGTAGGTTCATTACGACTACTCAAAGATAATAACGAATTTGTAATTAAAGTTAATGGAGATACGGTATTAGAAACAGATAACGGACTAGTAAAACAACATTTTACTAAATTAAATATTAAAGTTACTGAAAGAATTGCACTATCTAGAATTAGTGACACATTGCAATTTACTTTAAGTGAGATTTATAACTTTTAGAAGATACAATGTTTAAAGAAGCACAAAACGTAGTGGATGAAGTGTAGTATAAAACTACACTTCTTTTTTTATAAAAAGTATTGACATCTAATATAAATTATAGTATCATTAAGACATAACAAATAAGGAGATGTTAAACATGCTAAATATAGTGGAAAGAAAAAAACCTATACTTAGTAAGCATGTGAATATAACTAACCATGCTTATGAAAGATTTTTAATGAGGGTAGAAAATTCATCACGTGAAAAAGCAAAAGAGTGGGTAGCCAAAGCTTTAAATAAAGCTACTTATGTCACACAACAAGAAAAGGGTCGAGAAGTTTATGTATTTAAAGAGCATAAACTTGTTATTGATAAACACTTAAATATTATTACTATTATGAGTGATAATGAAGCTGATTGGGAATCTATAAAGGATACTAGAGATGATATTAGTGATTTTATTAAACGTAAGTTAAATAAAGAAGTTAGACCTTTAATCAAAAAACGTAATGATATTCAAATTAAAATTTATGAAAAAGAAATAAGTAAAATTAAAACAAAGAACCCTAATACGAAAAATATTATACAAGAGCAAATTAATAGTTTGATTGTAGATAAAGATAACACAAATGATAAACTAATAGGCATAACTAAAACAGCTAAAAAATACTACCTAGAACCTACCGAAGTACATAAAGATTTATCAGAATTTAAATAATTACTTGACAAAAAAGTTATTATAGTTTATAGTTAAGTTAAAGGAGGTAAATTATGATTTTTTATTTTATTATTTTAGTTCTTACAGCAGTGTCATTATATATAGGTGTAACTAGATTTAATAATTTCTTTTATACTTTAGCTACTGTAGGTTTTGTAACATTAATACTTATTTTATATTTACCTAAATCATTTGCTTTAAGAGAAAGTACTAGCACGATAATTTCAGCAGAACAATTTAATGAAATAGCATCAGTATCTTCTGTTGACGTAAAAGCACATGAGAGTAATAAAAGTTATATAAAGAAAACAACATATACAGTATCAAAGAAAAGTAAAATTTATTTCATAACAGGTAATAGAGAATTAGACACTAAATATGATTTATATATCAAAAAATAAAGGAGAGGTAATTATGAATAATAAACAAATTAAAAATTTACATGACGAAGCAAACAAAGTAATAAGTAAATCAGAAAATATTGATGACTTAAGTTATGTTCAGGCACATAAAATTATTAAAGAGTATCTTGATTTACCAGTTTCTAATTCTGAAAAAAGAGATGTAATGACTGAGCTATTTCTAGCATTAGAGAAAGCTAATAAAATAATTTAGTTGATATTTAAAAATAAAGGAGATATTTCAATGAGTAATATGGAAAATTTTAAAGAAGAGAAACAATATAAAGTCACAGTAGCTCTAAAAAGTGGGAAATATATGGATGTTAATGTTTCGATTGAAGAGAGAGATAGTCTTATTAAGTTGTTAAAAAACTGTGACGCTGATACATTTTCACTATTTTTTGCAAGTACTTCAACAGAAGACGATGTTTGGGTACCTTTAAACAGTATAGAATTTATTAGTATTAAATAATAAAAGGAGAGGTAATTATGAAACAATTATTATTAATGAGAGGTGCACCAGGTGTAGGTAAATCTACTTTTATTAAAGAGAGTGGACTAGAAAATTACACATTAAGTCCAGACACTTTAAGATTACAATTCGGTTCACCTATTTACAATGAAGAAGGTAGAGTAGCGATTACTCAAGATAAAGATAATCTAGTTTGGAAAACTCTATTTGAAATTTTAGAGAATCGTATGAGTAATGGTGAATTTACTGTACTTGATGCTACACATTCTACAGGTAAGTTAATTAAACGATATGAAAAATTAGCTAAAGTATACGGTTATCGTGTTTATGTAGTAACCTTAGAAGAAGACTTAGACACATTAATTGAACGTAATAACCAAAGGGAAAAATTAAAACAAGTTCCTGTAGAAGTTATTGAGAATATTTATGAAAGACTACAACATGAACATATTCCTAGTGTTGCAAAGGAATTAAAACCTGAAGAAGTATTAAGTTCTCTTGAGTGGGATAAAGATTTTATGGAAGTAAATCATTATGATAAAATTCATGTTATTGGTGATGTACATTCTTGTTTCACAGCTTTAAATGAATTTGCTAGTTATAATTACATTGTAGACCACCCTAATGAATTATTTATTTTTGTAGGGGATTATTTCGATAGAGGTTTGGAGCCTAAAGAAACTTTTGATTACTTAGAACTTATCCATAACTTAGATAATGTAGAATTATTAGAAGGTAATCATGAGAGACATTTACGTAAGTATGCTTACTTAGATACAGATACGTATAAAGAGCTCCATGAAGTTAGTGATGATAAAACTAAACTATTTAAATTAGCCTTAGATGTATTTAAAGCTAGAGGTTTTGTGTACACGTTAAAATCTTTCCTTGATAATGGTATTACACCTAAACGAGTACGTGCTATTTTAAGAAACTTACAACAAGTTCTATACTTTAATTATAGAGGACAATACTATGTTATTAATCATGGTGGTATCTTACCTAATATGTTAGATAATTTAAATAAAGTATCAACACATCAACTTATTAATGGTGTAGGTAGTTATGAATTTGATGTAGACAGTAAATGGAAAGATAGTTCAGTTATTCAGATTCACGGTCATAGAAATTTATATCGTGAACGTTTAGATTTAACAAAAAATTCTATCAACTTAGAAGGTAGAGTTGAAAAAGGTGGTTACTTAAGAGCAGTAACGATTAATAGTGACAACTCTATTGACCCCGTATTAATTAAAAATGAAAAATTTAATCATAAGTTCTTAGTTAATGAAGACTATTTAAAATCAATTGATAAAGATTTAACAGTAGATAAATATTTAAGTTTAGCTAAAGAAGAGAAAAAATCTATCAAAGTCATTGAACAGTACAATTATGTAGTATCTGTTAACTTTACTAAAAAAGCATTTGATAAAAAAAGATGGAACCAATTAACAGTAAGTGCTAGAGGGTTATTTATTGATACTTTAGTAAATAAAATTTTAGGTAGAGGTTATAATAAATTTTTCAATATTAATGAAAGACCTGAGACAAAATTAGATGCATTACCTGATATTATTAAATTTCCGTTATATGGTTATAAAAAAGAGAATGGTTATTTAGGTTTAGTTTACTTTGATTCTAACATTGATGATTTAGTCTTTTGTAGTAAATCAAAAACACATTTAAGTAAGCATAATAATGATTATGCTCTATGGTTTAAAGATTTATTTGATAAGCAGTTTGATGATATTCAAGTAGAAACAATCGTTAAGTATCTTAAAGAACATGATAGAACTTTAGTGTTTGAAGTTATTGATATTGAAAACGACCCACATATCATTGAATATGATAAAAGTCATATCGTTTTATTAGATATTATTCATAATACTTTAGAATTCAAAAAAGAAAGTTATTCCAATACTTATACATTTGCTTTATCTATCGGAGTACCTTTTAAATCATGGTCTCTTATGTTCGATACTTGGGTAGAGTTTTATGATTGGTATAAGAATAATCATAATTCTTTAGATATTAAACATGAAGGATATGTATTTGAAGATTCAAATGGTTTTATGTTTAAGTATAAATCTAAGTACTATAATGACTGGAAATACATGAGAGGTATCGTAGAAAGCTTAGCTAAAGGTAATGATAGACGACCTATTCAAAGAATTTTACAAGAAAACGAAAGTTTAAGAGCTTTTTATTACTGGGTTCGTGATTATTCTAATTTAACTAGAAAAGAACTTAAGAATACAGATATTATCACTTTAAGAAAAATGCAAGAAGAATTTGCAAAAAATGAAACAGGAAGAACTCATAATGAAATAAATCAAGTTTGGAGAGATAGTTAATGTTAACACCTGAACAAAAAGATAAACTTAAACAAGAATAGTTAAAGAGAAGAAAGTAGGTTAGGTATATATGGCTTGGTTACTATTAGTTGCTTTAATTTTTGTAGTAATCATACTAGGTATAATTATTGGAGCAACTAAGCTATTTGAGTATGTAAGGAAAGAAATAGAGAAAAGAGAAATTAATAAGAGATTAAAAATGGTTGACTATGAGATTGAATTAAAAAACCATGAAAAAGAAGCATTAGAATCATCAACATCGAGTGTATCTCAAATTAAAGAACTTGAAGAAGAAATATCAGAGTTAAAAAAACTTCATAAAGATATTAAAAAAGGAGAATGATTATGGAAAGTAAAGTAAAAGCAGGTTTAGGATTAACTATAGGCGGTATTATTATTGTTGTAGCAATTATAATTGCGTTTCTAAGTATTGAAAGAGTACCGCAAGGAACAGTAGGTGTTGTATACTCACCTAAAGGTGTTAAGGATAATACTCTAAGTCCTGGCTGGCACTTAGTAGCACCTATGAACAGAGTAAATGAATATCCTACAAGAACACAAACTATCAGCTACAAAGATATGAATGTATCAACGTCAGATGGTAAAAACCTTAATTTAGATATTGATGTAAACTATAAAGTTGATAGTTCAAAAGCAGTTGAATTATTTAATCGTTTTGGTAGTGCAGATATTGAACAGTTAGAAAAAGGTTATTTACGTTCAAGAGTACAAGATAACGTACGTCAATCTGTTTCTAAATACTCAGTAATTGATGCTTTCGGTGTTAAAACAAGTGAAATTAAAAAATCTACTTTAGATAAACTTGAAGAAAATCTTAAAGGTCAAGGTTTTATTGTTGAAGATATTGCTTTAAGTTCTCCAAAAGCAGATAAAAATACTCAAAAAGCAATTGACAGTCGTGTTAAAGCAAATCAAGAATTAGAGAGAAAGAAAGTTGACAAACAAATTGCTAAAGAAGAAGCTGAACGTAAAGAAATTGAAGCAAAAGGTACTAAGAAAGCAAATGAAATTGTAGAAGAATCATTAACAGATGAGTTACTACAAAAACAACTTATTGAAAAATGGAAAGGTGATACACCTATCACATTACCAGATTCAGGAAATGCTATATTAGATATGAGACATAAATAATATAGATAAAGAACCGATTGTTAATCTAAAATAGTATTAAAATTTTTTACTGACCCCTATTGACAGGGGTCTTTTTTTATGTTATAGTTTATATATAATAAATAAGGAGGAGTAAAAGTGATAGGTTTTATTATTTTAGCAAGTGTATTAGCTTTATTTTACTTAGCTATTTGTTTTAGTGTTTTAGTAGAAGTAATTAAACTATTTAAAGATGGAAATAAAGAAGAAGCCATACCTCTATTAATAATGTTAATTATGGTAGTACTTATTTTAGTAAGCCTTATCTTAATAGCATTAGGTATATAGAAAGGAGTTATATAATGGAAAGTGAAGAGCAATTAAAGGAGTATGTGAATTCTTTAGAAAGAATTATTACTGATGTAGAGTACTTAAAATTAGACACTAATGGTCTTATCAATACTGTATGTTTAAATAAAGCATTAGAAGAGCTAAACAAAGTAAAACGTTCTTATAAATATCATTTAGAAAATTTGTAAAGGAGAAAATAAAACATGTATTTAAATGATTACGTAGGAAAATTTATAAAAAGTAACAATATTAATGGGTACCAATCCACAAATCTAGTATCTAATTATGTAAAACGATTAACTTTAAATAAATATACAACTAAGTTAAATGCTAGTAGAATGAAATACGAGAAATTACCTAATTCTTGGAAAATCATTAAGTCCAAAGAATTATTAAAAACTGACGATTATAGAGAAGGGGATATATTTGTATCAGAAAAAATATCTATATTTGGATTCAATGGTATCATTGTTTACAACCATAATTTTGATAACGTAGCTGTTATTACTCAAAATAGAGATGGTAAAGGAAATAAACCCGTAGAAAAACACCTCTTTCCAAAGAAACAAATTGATTATATTGTTAGACCTTGTAAACGAGATTATGAAGAACATTTTAAAAAATCAAGTATACAAGAAAAAGTAACTATTTCTAAACAAGAATATAATAAACTATTAGATGCTTATAACAAAATGAAAGATGTATTTTCATAAAAAATAAAAGGAGAAGATACTAATGAAAATAATTACAAAGGAGTGTATAAATAATGAAAATTGTATTAGGTATGATGATAGTTTTCGTAGTTTTTTTAGTTATTTTTAGTGTAATTTTTGCATTTCTCGAGTCTAAACCAGAACCAACAATAAAGAAAAAAGATGATATGTTCCTATTTTCCAAGTATGATATTGCTAAAAGTTTAGTAAATAAAATCAAAGAAGATTTGGACTTTGATTTAGTAGAAGTTAGTGACTACTCTAAGTATAGTCTTGAACGTACACGTAAATACGGACATGAAAATTTTAAATTTTTACTAAAACTAGATTGTTCGTATAAAAATCCTAGTTTAAATCTAGAAATTTATAATAGCTTAAACAAAAAGGTTTTATCTTATTTTTTAATGAGTATTTATGATTTGGATTATACTTTAGATGGTTATAAAGCACATAAAGCATTAGGTTCTATTTTTAAAGAAATAAACTATAATATAACTTCTGTAGAGAATAAAATCAAAAGTTTTCAAAAAATTAAAGAAATAGTTAAACCATATATTATAGAAAGCCAGAGTATTAATGTAGAATTGAAATATAATAATATACCTTTAATTATAGGATTAGTTCCTGATAGAGAACAAAAAATAAATGAAATAATATTATCTTCTAAAGGGAATTTTAGAGATGTTAAAGAAGCTATATGTATTCCTAGTTTTACTACTCGTGATTTAAAATATGTATTTGTTACTGAAAATAATGTATTAGAAACTATTAAATCTTATACAAATGACTTATTATATGATTTATCTGATTTCCAAGATGCTTTTGATAGTATTACAAAAATACCTATTAATGGGTATGTCTTACAAGAAACAAGTATTGATTATCATAAAAGTCACGCAATATCATTTAACTATGTTAAAGGAAAAAATATTTATAGATTCTTTGTTCGACCTTTTGATAGAACATACACGTATCAGAAGAATAATCTAGATGAAAGAAAAGGTTATTTTGTAGGTTTTAAAGACTTAATGAGTAAAATAAAGTTTGAACTTGATAAAAGTAAAAACATTGTTCCATTTGATGTCGAAGATAAACCTGAGTTAGTATATAATACAGCAAAAGGTATATTAGAAACTAAAGATAATATTGAATATATTGAATAAATTATAAAAACACCCTTGACACAGGGTGTTTTTTGTTATATACTTAGACTACAATAAAGTAAAGGAGTTTTAAATATGGAAAAAGATAAGAAAAAAGAAGATTTAAAAGATAAAAGCCATTTAGAATTTAATAGCAGTAAAGATTATAGCAAATACATTATAAAGAATGATAAATTATTAAAAGCAACACATATGCATGAAGATGTAAAGCAATATGACATTGATAAGCTACCAAAACCAAGTGCAGTAAATAGAAATAAATATATGAGGTAATAAAAGAATCATTTTATAGGAGGAGCTAGTTATGATAGTTAAAAATGTAGATTCTATTGTGCTAGAAAGTATGTATAGTTGGTTATTAGATAACAAAATAGAAGAATATAAAGTAGTTAAAGAAGATATATACTCTAATCATGGTTGTCATATCCTACTAAAAAAAGGAACAATACTACTTGAAACTAAAGGTAGTTATGAAGATTCTTTAGGTACTAGATATGTTCTAAGCCCTAAGACAGTAGTAGTTAAGTTAGAGGGATTTTACGAGAATGGTGTAGATTTTAAATTTGAAGAACATAAAATTAATAAGGAGTTATATAAAATTGATTTAACTTAACTAGAAAACTTTTAGGAGGAGTAATTATGGATTATGAAAAAATATTTAAGGGACTGATGAGAGATGTTGAAAATATGACAACAGATGAAAAGAAACATTTTAGAAATTTAATGTTTAGTGTAATCGGAGACTTAAACATATTAATTCTTTTTGAAGAAAAAGAGTGGCGTTAAAACATACATTTTATAAAAGGAGTTAAATAATATGTATATAAAAACTATTTATATTATAAGAACTGTAGATAATAGAAAATATAGTTATGAAAGCAAATATGATTTATTAAATAATGCCTACAAAGAAATTATGGATAAAGAGCATGTAAAAGCAGAAGATTGGAAAGAAGATAATGTAGTTACCATAAATACCAGACATATAGTTTCCATTGAAAGGTGGTTATAACAGTATGAGATTTATTAAGCGGTTGTTTAAAAATTTATGGAAATATTTATTTCTACCTACAGGAGTAATATCAATATTTTCTGCTATAATTGGAACTATAACTGGTGTAGTGGTTTGTATTGCAATATTACCTAATTTGTTGCTTACACATTCTAATATTCAGTCACATTTACTAGATATACTTTCTTTGTTTTGGCTTTCTTCTGTTTTAGGAATTTTTATTGTTATCAATATTTATTTTAATCAAGAGGAAAAGGTTAGATGGTATATTTTATTATTACATGGTATACTACTTGGATGCTTAATACCTATACTATTCTTATGTGCCAATTATCCAATACTAATTCTATATGTTGTCTTGACAATTATTGTAATAGCTGTTATAGTAATAATAATTAAAACAATAAAGGAATGATGAAAATGGCAACAGATAAACAAGTAGAATATATCATAGGATTACAAAAGCAAACTTCACTTACTGATTATAGTCGTAAAGAAATAAAAGCAATGACGCATAAAGAAGTAAGTGATTTAATAAGTGAATTACAAGATGACATGTTATATAATGAATTAATGAGTTATGGATTACCAAACCAATAAAAGGAGTAAAAATTATGAAAATTAAGATTGAAAATGATATTACAGCAGAAGTTTTATTACAAGGCATAAAATTTCATAGAGAAACAAACAAAGACAGGGAAGTGTGCGACAGATTAAAAGAATTAGAGGTATTACTTGTAAATACATTAGGTTACTTAGGCTATCTTAGAAATGAAACAATGACAGAGCCTAAAAATTTAAGTGGCAAAGATATTAGAGAAAGTATAGATAATTTGATGGAAAGTATTAAAGAGGAAATATATGAAATTGAAGAGTAAATAAAGAGCTAAGCAAGGGAGTGTTTGAGATGATACCTAAATTTAGAGCATATGATAAAGGATGTAGAAACGTATTTCAAAATTGGAACAAGTAGTCCTGGTGTTCTTGCATTAGAAGAAATGGAAGAACATATAAATACTTATAATGAAGCAGTAGAAGCAGTTAAGTATTTCAGAAAAGAACTAGTTAAAAATGGATTTGAAGTTGAATAAGGAGTGTTAGTAGCACAATTATGGTCGAAAGTAAATTAACGTATGTAAGAGAACCGATAGAAGTATTACTTAAGGAACTTTCCAATATTGTTAATTATAAAGAAGATTTTATAGCTCAATGTTGTAGTATAGATTCAACTATAGATACAGATTTGTACCAAAAACAATTAAAATTAATGGATAAATATATTAATATGTACTTAGATATAATTAATAGTATAAAAAACATGGAGGAATAATAAATGACCAATCAATTAACAGTAAATAAACTAGAAGGAATTATCAGACAACATTTACTTACAGCTTACCATCAATATGGTTTTAACAGATATTTAGGTTGGGACATGGAAGATATTCTTATCGAAATTGATACATTAGAAAAATTAGTAAATGAAATTTGTGAAGTTAAAGGTGTAACAAAAGAACAATTTATATTAGGGAGAGATGATATTGACTAAAGAACTAGAAATTAAATTACTTAACAAACAGGAGGAACAATAAATAATTGAAAATGCTAAAGGAATCACTACAAAAGAAATTAAGAAGCACATAGATACTAATAATCATTATTATTATGAAGATTTACATCAATTAGCAGGAGAACTGGTTTTAAAAGATACACATAATACTACACCTATTGTTAGATATTTAGGAGATTATCAAGGACAAATATTTTGTACTTTTAAATCTAAAGTAGATGGTGTTCCAGATATAACGACATCAGATTTTTATGGTACATGTCCGCTTTGCGACACACTAGCTAATGTTTATACTGGTGATGATGTAAAAAACGATTTAGCAACTATGGTATTACACATTATTCAATCAATGAGTGAAAAAATAGAAGAACACTAAATAAATACTAGGTATGGAGTGAATGTAAATGTATAAAATTAATTATAAAGAATTTAAGGAAATAAAAAAACAATTGTTGTATAAAAAAGTCAAGGAATGGACTGATAAAACATTGACTTTAGATGATGGCACTCTTGTAGAAATAGTAGAAAGTGAACAAGATTGTTGTGCAAGTGCTGGTGGAGAATGGATTAATGTAAAACTAGATGCAGTTATTACAAATGTGAAAATAGAGAATGAGAGAGAACAACAAAAGTTTGATACATGGAGTGCTGAATCAGAAAGTTTGGCTACTGTTGTTTTATATCATAACCAAAACCCTATAGCACAGGGTGAATGTTATGCAGATGCAGGTAACGGTGATTTTTATTACAGCATATGTTCGTTAAAAATAAAAGATATTCATTATCCAGTGGTGAAACATTAATGAGACAATAATTAATCAAAAGGGGTTAAAAAATGAAAAACTTTGAGCAACCAACAATAAAAATATTAAAAAGATTATTTGACGGAAAAGATGAAACTAATATTCATATATCTCGTCTGAACCTAGTAGACTATGAAGTTATTGAAATGATAACTAATTATAAACTTTCAGAAACGCATACAAGAAATAAACATTTTAGAGATGTAGTGACTTTAAAGTTTAAAAAGAAGGATTAAAAGGAAGACAGAAGCTAGAGAATTCTATGATGAGTTACCATATTATCAAAAACGATTAGAAAGAGTAAGTTGGTAATAAAAAATATAGGAGGTATAACTCGTGATAAAAATTAAAAAAGAAATTACAATGAGTTTAGATGAACTCATTAAATGGGCAAAAGAAAATAATATAACTTCAAAAGATTATAAAAATAATTTTGGAGATATAGTTAGTTTTGATATGTTTGGAGACATCTCAGTTAGTGGTTACTTTAATATAGATAGTAACATATTTGTAGAAATTGAAGAAGAAATAAAAGAAGATACAAAGTTAGAAGTTATATTAGAATTATATTATAATACTTATTCAGGAGAAGTTTGTTCTACTATACACCGTAGTAAAAGTATTAATGAAATTATTACAAATAACCAAGATGAATTTAAGACTAAATGTTTATATTTAGTACAAGAAGATATGTCAATGTCATTGATTTACATTAATGTAGGTGATAGTAAAGGGGATATAAATAATGGTTAAAAAAGCAAAAAAGAAACCAATAGAAGTTGAATTTATACAATTTACAGACAAAGATAGTGTTATGGATATATTGTTTTGGGGTAAATCTAAGGTTAAATACAGAACTACTAAAAACTATATCATTATAAATACTTTAGAAGGAGAAATGACAGCTAATGTTGGCGACTATATTGTTAAAGGAGTAAACGGAGAATTTTATCCAGTTAAACCAGAGATTTTTGAAAAAACATATGACTTTATAGATTAAGGAGGTATATTATGGTAAAAATTAAAAAAGAAGTTAAAATGACATTTCCAGAGTTGATTGAATGGGGATTAGAAAATGGAATAAAGAGTAGAAGGTTTACAAGCAATCGTTTGTACTCTAAATATGTAAGTTTCGATGCACTTGGTGGGGTTTATTTTAATAGTCTCTACTCTTATCTACCAGAAGATACTTTCATAGTAGAAATAACAGAAGAAATTACAGAAGATACAAAGCTAGATGTTGTATTAGAAATATATACAGATTTAAATTATGTAGAATCAAAATTTACTGATATTCATAAATCTGTAAGTATTAATGATATTCTAGGGTACACTTCTAACCGTCTTGTTACTAAATGTTTATATTTAGTTAATGAAGACGATACAATGACACTTATTTGGAAAGATGGAAAACTAGTATAAAGAAGTATTACAGTGTTTGAATATCAAGTAACCTTTACTAATATGTAAAGGTTATTTTTATACCTACACAGGGCTCATATAAGAAACATACAGAGGCTTTAATAAATTTTAAGTATAAATGTACCTAAATAATAAAATAACGCTATAAAGCTCTAAAAACACTTAAAAATAACTATTGACAAACACATAAGTATAGTGTATAGTATAGGTATAATAAAATACAGGAGTGAATAATTTATG